GCTTCTGGGAGCCAGGGCACTGCGTGGAGCCGAATGCCGGGCTCCAGCTCGATGGCTTCGTGGCCAAATACGTGGATGTTCGGCAGGTGTAGCTCATTATACAGTTGGAGGTTGTATAACCGCCCATCCCGGTCAACGGCGTCGTGATTCCCAGGGAGGATGAACACCCTGATATTGGCGCTGGCCGCCTTCTGGAGTATCCGGCAAACGGCTACGATGGTGGCCCCATCTGGTCTTTGGACATCGAACAGGTCACCGAGGATGCAGAGCGTTGGGATGCTCTTCTCCAGGGCATAAATGATGGTCTGATCGATGATGTCGATGACATCGCGCAGCCTGTCCGAAGACACGCCGCCCTTGTCCACTTTTGCCATCCCAAGGCGGATGTTGGCGTGGAGGTCGCTAACCAGGAGGACTCGGCTCATATTCCCACTTTATGCACGATGAGTGCGGGCACGACAAATGGGCCATATTGGCCATTGCCGATAGAAGATGCCCACCCGTCGGGCAAGGTGATGATGGCGGCCAGCTTCTGGGCGTAACCCTCGGTGACGCCGACCAAGGGCATGCGCCCTGGCAGGTCTTTTGGACCAAAGTGGGCGTCGATAGCCCCTTTGCACGTCTTGTTGACCATGTCGACGATGGCCTCGCTAGGGCCATCGCCATCATTCAGCTGAACCAGTCTCAACACTGGCTCATACTCGTGGAAAGTCTGCATGCCTGGCCCCTATCTGACGACTGTGACGCCGCAGGCTGTTGGGTCCCACTCGGTGGTCTCGTAGTGCTCTCTGATCGCCGTCTCGATGGCTCCGAGGTCGCCCTGACGATTGTCGGTCAGTCCTCTCAAGCCATTCCAGGCCTTCATCCCCGACGATTTGGGGGGCTTGGTCCAGCTGCCACCGAGTGTAGCCCAGCCGCATTTGGTTGCTACGCCGTGGATGCCGTGCTCGCGGCTGATCCCCTCACCATAGATGATCCGCAGTTCACTCTTGCGGTGGGGAGGGGCCACCTGATTCTTGTGAACATACACGTGCGTCCCACCCCCGATGGAAGTGCCGTCATCCTTGACGAGCTTGCCGCGTCCCAGGTTGACGATGGTGCACGCGTGGAACCGAGGTGCCTTGCCGCACGCGGTCGAAGTATTGTCACCGAATGATATTCCAATCTTCTCTCGCAACTGGCTTATCAGCATGAAGCAGACAGCCTCAGAGGAAACCAGCCCGGTGATCTTCCTCAACCCCTTTGACATCGTGCGAGCGGACAGGCCGACCTGGAGATCATCATAGTCACCATCCAACTCAGCCTTTGCCGGGATGGCGCTGATGCTGTCGAACACCACGAGGATGGGCACCGGCTTGCCGGTAGCCGCTCGCTTGGCCGCCACCATATTGATGACTCGCTCTGTCATTTGCAGCGCTTTCTCGATGTACTTGGGCTGCATGAGGATCAGCTTATCCGTATCCACCCCCAAGGCGTCGGCATAGTCCATGTCGAGCTTGAACTCTGCGTCAATGTAGACTGCCACCCCGCCCATGGCCTGACAGGAGGCGCAAGCCATGATGCCGAGGGTTGTCTTGCCGGTGCCTTCGTCACCACCGACTAGGACAATGCGCCCCAATGGCCAGCCGCCGCGCCCTAATGCCCAATCCAGCCAGGCTGAGCCGCTCGGGATGACGCCAGGGACGTGAAGACTGAGGCCACCATCGCTCAAAGCGATGGCGGAACCCTTGCCGTGGTGCTTGTTGATGTCCGAAATGATGGCAGACGTGATGTCAGACATCAGCTGGCGTTCTCCAGCTCACGCTCAAGTGCGTCAAGGCCACCGTCATCGTCATCGTCATCCATCATGGCCTCACGGGCACTCTTCACGGGCACCTCGGCTGCCGCCCTCGCTGCGGCACGCTCTGCCTTCGTCAGTTTGGCAGGGCCCTTGCCGCCCTTGCCCTTGTCATAGCCCTTGTCGCCAGGCTTCAGGGCGTGACCCGGAGCCAATTCCATTTCTAGCTTCGCCGAGCAGAGACCGCGCCATGGGCATTTCCCACAGTCTTCGTCATCTTCTGCCTCATAGTCCTGGCCGAAGCACGATGGGCTCTCATCGGTCTCTTCGGCAGCTGCCTCCTCCTCCACGCCGGCCAGCATCCGCTCCACCCCAGGGGCGTCCACGACCATCTCACCGATCATCTTGTAGAAGTCACCCGAGCCACCCTCTGTCAGAGCTGCGCGACAAGCTGCCTTCTGGGACTTGTTGAGGCGGACGGCTTCACGAATGGACGCACTGTCGGCGCTGACGCTGTACCGCGTCGACATTCCTGTCCCAGTCTTGGTAACCTTGACGAGGATGGCCTTGCGGGGGTCAGTGATATCACCCTCGTCAAAGAACACCTCCAAAACCCCATCCCAGACTGTCTTACCAGTCATCATGGGCATGGCCTTGTCCTTCGGCAACTGCTCCCAGTCATCGGTCTTACCCTTGCGGTGGGCCCACGGGATGATGTTGAACAGGAAGCGGTTGTTGCGTTTGATGTCGTCGCGGGCTGTTTCGTCACCCGCTGCGTCAAGGCGCTCCCACTCGGTGCTGATGGGGCACTTCGTGTCCTTGTCCGGGACTTTGAACCCGTCGCGGGCTTCCATGATAGCCAACACCCGTGGGTCGGTGAGAATCTTGTTGATCCCCAAGTCCAGGCTCGGCAGCATCCGATTCTTGGGACCGATGCCATAGTGGACAATCAGCTGGCAGTAGGGCAGGCTGTCCTCGTCTCGGCAGGGAGGGCAGATGTACATCAGGGTCTCGCCAGACGGGATATTGTACCAGTCGGCACCGCGCTTTGAGGCGGCATCGCGCTGTTCCTTGTCCTTGCGCATCACTTCGATATTGACAGTTGCCATTGTGTCCTCGTGGGTAAGTGGTCGGAGTGTATCGGGCTGGCCTACTCTACAGGTTAGCCCATCCAGGTGTCGGAGCCACGCAGCCGTAGCCGCAGCCGCTCATTCTTGGCGTCGATGGTCTCTTTCTCCTCAGCGGGTGTAGGTGCTCCGCGGTCGAGATGCGTGACCTCAGTTCGGAACATCGCGCCCCTGGAACGGAGCATGTCTGCCTTCACCTCAAGAGCTTTCACGGCTCCAGAGAGGCGATTCACCAGCTTCCAGGCGGTCGCTTGCTCGGTCTTGTGGTCCATGAAGGCAGGCTCAGCGTTGAGGGCAGCTTTGGCTTTCCACTCCGCCAGGCGAGGGTCATCCATCAGAAACTCACGCAGGGTCTGGCTCTGCCACGACCTATACCTGGCTGAGCAGAGGTCGCTGTGCTCGCGAGCTGCGGCCAAGACCTGGGTGTACCAGCCGATAAGGCCAGCGACGGCTGCCATATCCTCGTCCAGGTCGCCAGAGTCGGTGTCCGCCTTCACGTCCAGGATTCTGGTGGTTCCACCGATGGTGACGGTGATGGTGTTGCCGACATCTAGCTCGATGAGCGCGGTTGCCATCAGTCGGTTGCCTCAAGAACCCACTTCTCACGCAGGCTTTCGCTCATGCTGAACTTCACCTTGCGACGTCGCTTCACCCTGGTCCCCTTTGGGATGACCGGGCTGCTGATCTCGCGTGGCTCTGTGAAGGCGGGCTGGAAGGCCCCGAAGCGTGGAATTGTCACACGTCGCCCCTCCTCCAAGAGGGTCACGATGGTCGTGAAGAGGGCTTGGATGCTCTCTGAGGAAACGCCAGAGCGTTTCGACAAGACTTCCAGGCCAACGCGGGTTGTTGTGGCCATGACGGATTCTCCTTGGGCGGGGGTGGTCCCGCTGGGGACTCTACAGGGTTGAAGCGAAGGTTGGCCCAGGTCACGGACGGCTGATCACGGCGAGCACGCCGTCAGGCCCCAAAACAATGGACTTCTTGTCATTACGCAGGTGGAGGCGGACCACCGAACCGATCTTGAGCTTGCCGCCCCAGTCAGCGTAGTCATCTGGGAACACCGTCACGTCTATGCACACGTGATCTGCCATTTCAAGGCTGATAAATCCCATATCTTGGCCGGTGCGCTTCGTGATGATGTGCTTGTGCCCGACAATGATCCCAGTAGTTGTGAAGCTTTTGCGACGGCGTGAGCTCTTGACGCTCTTGACGTCACCGAGGTGGAGTGCCCCCTTGGCCGGGTGATCATCGGTGAGGCATCGCTCCCATCCGTCAAAAGCCAGTCCGTGGCGTGCTTTACCGCGCATTGACTCCAGGTCAACGACGTAAAGTGCTCTGGCCGCCTTGACGCCCTTCCACGTGGTCAGACGCATAGCCATCGAGGTGCCGATGCCTTGGTCCAGAATCCACCTGAACTCTGGGAAATTATCCTGGTGGACCTTGATTCGCACCTGCGTCCCTGAGGCGTCCTCGATATTGACGTTGGCGTACCGCTTGCCCCAGCCCATGGCGCGCTTCTTGGCCTCGGTGGGTTCGACTGTATCGAAGTCACCCACCTGGTTGTAGCGAATATCGATCATGGTGCCGGCTATCAAGGGCTGCTTATAGTTCCAGAAGTAAGGGTCATCTAGAGACACGAAGCGACACCCTCTGAGCGTGCTTGACATCAGGTTGTCGTATACTGCCATGGGGTGCTTGCCGCCACCGAGGGGCGACACTTCGCCAGCTAGATACAGCAAATCCTCCTCAAGATAGTCCTCCTCACCTTCCCAGGAGGCGATGAGCGCGCGCAGGGTCTCAGGCCACCCCTTCTTCTGTTTGCGCCCGATGTCCAGCCAGCTGCCTTTCTCCTTGATAGATTCCAGGGCAATCTTGGTGTTTGGCAAGAGCACTCGCATCGCCCCAGCCTTGATCATCGCCGACAGGGCGCGACTGTTGACGGCTCGGGCAGCGACCCGACTGAAGAAGTCCACCATGTCTGTGAAGGGTTGGGCGTGCTCGATAGCGGCGGTGGCTGTCCCGCCCACGAATTTGATGTCAGTTAGGTTGGAGACGATATCACCGTCATCGTCGATGGCGAAGCCTACCCCGCTGACGTTGATATCGGGCACCTTGACCGAGACACCCAGCCGCTGTGCCTCTTTGGCGTAGCGGGCAATCTGCTCCCTCTTTGGCTCAGCCTGCATCAGGGCCCACATCAACTCCGCTGGATAATGGACCTTCATCCACATCTGCCAGTAGCCAATGATCGCATAGGCGGCACTATGGCTCTTGTTGAAGCCATATGACCCAAAGAAGGTGATGTCTGAGATGATCTTCTCCGCCACGTCGGCGGGCACGCCTCGCTCCACTGCTCCAGCCACGAATTTGGCCCGCTCTCGCTTCAGCGTCTCGTCACCAATCTTCTTGGCGATGACCTTGCGAAGCGAGTCCGCGGTGCCAGGCTCATATCCTGCCATTTGGACGAAGATTTTCGTGACCTGCTCCTGGTAGACAAGGACACCCAGGGAGTCCCCGCAGATGGAGTCGTAAAGCGGGTGGACTTTCTGTTCGTCGCGTCGCTTGGGGTTGATCTTGCGCTTCTTGAATTCGGTCGCCAGTCCTGAGCGAGCTGGACCAGGGCGGTTCAAGGCGACCATCGCGACGTTGTCACCGAAGGTGTCGAAGTCGATGCCCTCGCAAGCTGCGTGTGCTCCAGTTGAGTCATACTGGAATATGCCCACATAGAAGTGGTCAGTAAACGCCTGGAGCGTTGGGACATCATCGAGGGGCAAGAGCTCATAGTCCAGCTTCAGACCTGGGTTACGCTTCTCTGCCATCTTGCGGGCGTCGTTGAGAACCGTCAGGGTGCGAAGTCCAAGGACATCCAGCTTGAGCAGACCCATCCCGCCAACGCCGTACATATCCCAAGCGGCCAGTTTAACCACTTTGTTGTTGCGCATATGCGTTTCGACAGGCACAACGTCAGGGAGTTTGACCGGGCTGGTGATCACACCCGCGGCGTGGACTCCCGGCTGGCGAGCGTGGCCCTCAAGTTTCACGACGAGGGGCAGAACGTGGGGGTGGCGCACGTTGAACTCGCGACACACCTTGAACTCTTTGAACGAGTCCGCCACGGTCTGGCTCGCCCGCTCGTCACCGGAGGACCGCTCAACGATGGCTCCGGTGACGTCGTTGAGCTCACCGAATGGCACCCCGAGCACTCGCCCCACATCCTTCAGCGCGCTCTTGCCCTTCATCCGACCTACGGTGCAGATAAGTCCAACCTTGTCGTGCCCATAGGTGTCGTGGAGATAGGTGATGACCTCCTCACGCCTGCGGTCCTCAAAGTCCATGTCAATGTCTGGCATATCCACGCGAGCTGGGCTGATGAAACGAGCGAACAGCAGGCCGTGCTCTAACGGGTCCAGGGAGGTAATGCCGAGCAGGTAGCAGACGAGCGACCCTGCAGCAGAACCACGGCCTGGCCCCGTCATGATTCCCTGGGCTCGACTCCAGTTGATGAGATCACGAACGATCAGGAAATACCCCGGGAATTTGGAGCAGGCGATGGGCAGCTTGCCCGCCTTGAGCAGTTCCACGTCAAGCTCCATATTGAGCCTGGCTTCATAGTCCTCCAAGGCGTATCCGGTGAAGGCGGTGCGCCCTTCAATATCACGCCACTTCCAGCCCTCCGCGCAGAGTCGAGCTAGTTCAGCTACGTCATCGACGGAATCATGTGGAACCTGCGGCACTAACGCCCTGAACCGGTCAATCTCCATCACCCACGTGTGCGCGTCGGCCACAGTGCCCGTGTTCTCGATGGCCTCGATGACCAGCCAGGGGCGGATGTAGGGATGGTTGGCCGCGAACGCCTCGATCATCTCATCTGCGCTGCGGAGGTGGTAGCCCTCTGGCGACCGGGGGTGGTCAGGCTCTTCCATCGTCATTTTGTTGGCTAGGCACAGCAGAATCGTGTGAGCGTCGGTGTCGTCAGCGTTGACGTAGTGAACGTCATTGACGGCGATCAGTGGAAGGTCCAATGCTTTGGCAATCTTGATGAAGGCGCGGTTGACCCTCCTGTGGAGCGGGCCTGGGTGCGGCATTAGTTCCAAGTACATCCTGCCCTTGAATGCCTTGGCCAGCCGTTGCGCGACTCGAACGGCTGCCCCCATCCGCTTCTGGACAATGTGCTCTCCAAGTAGCGACTCAGGGCCGCCAAAGCTGATGGACAGACCTTCATTATGCTCCACAAGGAGGTCGATGTCCATACGGGGGATGCCTCTGTAGCAACCGCCGTTGATATTATCCCAGGCGATGCTGGTCAATCTGGATAGCGACCTGAAACCGTTTCCCTCCATCACGCGCAGGGTGGCATCGGCGTGAGCAGTGACCTGCTGCCGTGCCTCCTCGGCTCGGATAGCCTTCTGGCGCTCACGCCCTCCCAACCCAAACCCCACTGCCTCCTCATCTTCGGTGGACAAGCCGTGCTGCCTGTGATCGTCAACGACGTTGACCACCGCCCCATAGATGGGCCGTGGCTGAACCTCTCCATCAGGAGTATGGACAAACACCGCTTTCTGGAGGTCATAGGCGTAACGCAGGGTGGCGGTGTCGGTGACGCAGAGGGTGGTCTGCCCCAGCTCACGCCCTCGGTTGACGTGGTCCCTCAACTGGCCGAATGCCTGGAGGTAGCTGTACTCTGTACGCCGCCGCAGCTCTTCATATCGCATCTGTGCCCCATGCCGACTCGCCCAAGGTCCGTCGGAGTGTAGGTTGATATGGCACTCTACAGGCCCAACCAGTCGGTGACTCGCTCTTCCAAGGCTCGTGGCTCGTGGCTGAAGCCATCCCAGTAGGGCGCCTCACCGACGTTGAGGCGTAGGGTGGGCAGGCATGATGCGAGAGACACCGCGTCAGCCAACGTGGACCGTACCCTGGCAAGACGCTCGGGGCACCTCCTAGGGTCATCCTCAGGCAAACGGCGGAGCAGATTCTCAACCGGGGCATCGAGCAGAACGATGCGGCCACCGATTGGGGTGAGGGTGCGGGCCCACCAGGCGACTGCCTGGGCGTGGGCTTGTGGCCCTTCTGGGGCATATGCCACGCCGCTAGGCATGGAACGGTCCAGGACGATGCGAGAGGTCCAGGCCAAGCCGATGTTCGAGGCGAGGCAGGCCAGGAGGTCAGCGGCATAGATGTCATCAACGAAGGTGTTGACCGGCACTCCGCGCTCCCTCCACACCGAGAGTTGGTGAGGCGACTGCCTGCCATCCTTCCACGCCATCGTACGGTATGACACAAACCCGTGGCGTTCCACGAGGGCGGTGGCCAACGATGTCTTGCCAGTACCTTCGGCACCTTCTAGCACAAGGATCATGAGAAATGCGCGATGAGAGAGGCGTGCGCAACGTCCATCATCTTGAGGGCGTGGTTCAGGTCGGTGAAGCTGACGTTCAGCGGAGGGTTAAAACGGATGGCCCCCTTGTCCCGCCACGTCATCAGCAGAAGCCCATTCGCATGGCATGCCTCGCAGAACTGCCGCCCGTTGTATGGCAGGTTGACCCAGTCGAGGTCGAATGCAATCATCATGCCATAGCCGTGGACCTTATCGACGTATGGCAATTCTGCAAGGTCCAGCCTGATGAGGTCACCCTTTGCGCGCACGCGCTCCAGGTTCTCATCCAGCCAGCTGATGAACCGAGTCGAATGGTGGCAGACCCACTCACTACCGGCCATCGAATTGAAGTGGGTCCCAGGGGTCATCGCCCTGGCAATTGAGGTCATCGCGATCACGGCACTCATTGGGAAGCCCATAGCCATCCCCTTGCCGAGGCAGAGAATGTCGGGCCGCATGTCAATCTCGGGGTGCTGCCAGCTGGAGTGGTAGCCGCACCGACCCGAGCCTGCCTGCACGTCATCGAAGATGATGAGAATGCCATTGGCATCAGCGAATTGGCGCAAGTGCTTGAAGAACTCAGGCGGATAGGTGGTGATGCAGTTGTTCCCCAGGACGGGGGCCAGGTTGATGGCCCCGACCTCTGCCCAGGTCAGCGTAGGGTCATCGCCAGGGGGCAGAGTCGTCGATGGCCCTCCCAGCATCCAGAACCACCCCCCGTTTGGGGCGACCCGGCCGCTGTCCCTCTGGAGGTCGCCGCTGCGGTATTCGATTGTGCCAAACTTGGGCGGCATTGGCCCAAATCCCTCCTTGTGATAGGGACTATCGGTGGAGTCTGAACAGGCCATGGCGAAGGCGGTGCGCCCGTGGAAGTTGCCCTTGAGAGTGACCACGCCCATCTTGTTGGGGTCGCCATGTTTATGCTGCCAGAGACGAGCCAGCTTGATGGCCGTCTCGTTGGCCTCTGCTCCGCTGTTGGCATAGAACACCTTGCCGTGCTCCGTGGCGTCCTCAAAGCCCACCCGGTTGACGAGGGTTGCGGCATTGAGCTCACGCAGTGGGCCGTGGTAGGCACGCGGCAAACGGTGGGGCGTCCTGTTGTCGAGCAGCTCCATCGCGGTGTCGCGGAGGATGGGGGTGCCGTAGCCCAGCGAGGCCACGCCCTCATCGTTCCAAAAATCCAGATACTCTTGGCCTGCTTTCGAGATAAGGGTTGAGCCGGCACCCCTGACAAAGGCCAGTGGGACGCGGTGGGTAATGTCGAACAGGTATTGACCAGGCTTGGTCATGTATTCTCCAGTGGTGGGACTTATGCGGAGCGCAGAATCATCGCGGTAGCTGCGCAGATATTGGCAGGATTCTGGCCTTCAGTGAGGACCTCACCGGTCCAGGCATTGCGACCCCAGAAGGCGGTGCGCCTCACTGCCTCCTCTTCGACCTCAAAGAGCAGGCGAATGGTGCCATCTCTGTAGGCTGCCCGTATTTCCTTGCTCAGCGAGGTGGTCTCCCTGCCGATGTAGAGCGGGCAAACGGGCAGGTTGTGGTCCCTCCCATCGAAACGGCGCCGGATGTCCTCCGGGAAGATGCAACCAACCCATTTATTGTTTTTGAGGCAGGGCGGAGTGACGAGACTGCCGAAGCAAGGGTGGATATGCGTGACCAGCTGGCAGACGATGCCGTTGATGATCGGCCCCCAGTACCCGAGCTGCAGGATAGTACACCCGCGCTTGGCTACGATGTGTTGCAGGGTACGAAGGTTGAGAGTCCAGCTCAGCCGACTCGTAGCCCCCAAGGGAATAAGGTCACGAGCGTCTTCCAGAGGCAAGCCCTGGGCGGCCCACCGAGCGTACATCGCCTGGATGGTCTGCATATCAGCATTCCACTGGGCCCTGTCGGCCTTTGAGCCAAGGCGAATGGAATCTGGGGTGCGGTAGCGTCCCTGGTCGGCGAAATGGCTGAGGTCAAGGAGTCTGAAGCTTTGGGCCCATGCGCTCATGTCGGCCTGCTCGGGGATGGTGTCGACGGCAATCCAATCAGCGCCCACCCGGATGTCCGGCTTGGTCCCGACTCGGTGGCGCACCATCTGCTCTCGCCAGCCAATACTGGCATTCTCGATGATGAAGCTGAAGCTGACAGCCTCCACGACCGGGACACCGATCATCACCGATTCCATCAGATCGGCCAGCTCGTGGTCGGTCATGGCACTGACCTCCGCGATGATTTCCTCCATCGTTTGTGTCGTCTTCGACTGCTTCCAGATGATCGCGATGACCTGCAAGACCCCCAGCCGAGGGTCAGTCGCAACCGTCTCCTGAAGGTGGAAGGGCAGGCCGCTGACGCCAACGAGGGTTACCTTGGGTTGGTCTGTCGATTTGGTGTTCACTGTGCCTCCAGGCGTTCTGGCTTGCGGATGATGATTTTGTTGCTGAATTCACGGCCCCAGCTGGTCTGAACCATGGCGTGCCTGACCTGTTTCCAGGACCAAACCCTGTGCACTGTCTGGTGTCTCGGGCAGTTCTGGTTCCACGGTTGGTCCATCAGCAGAATCGGCTCAACTCGGTGGCCAACCAGTTCCATGACGTGCTTGTCCCGGTCCTCCACGAAAGCGATGACCCGCGCAGGCAGGATGGATTGGTGTATGGCGTCCCACTTATCCTTGTTGAAGAGGAGGATATCGCACGGCACCCCCATGGCGCGCAGCCACTGAACGGTGTCGGGGCGCACCCTGGCGTGCTCCCATACCGGACGGGCTGTAACAATAGCCACCAAGCAACCAGCCGCTTGCGCCTCCTGGAGCACCTCTCTGGCCCCGTCGATGAGGGTCAGCGTCTTGAAACCGCCCTCAGTGTACCACTGCGCCTTCAGCTCCTCGGTGGAAAGCGTGCCTGCTGTCGGGTGGCCGTACTGTCCACCGGTGGCCTTGAAGAAGTTGGCAAGGTCGGCCACGCAGCTATCAAGGTCGGTGACGAACACTCGGCGCCCCTCAAGCTCCAGTCTGTACTGGTGAAATTTCTGTTCCACATCGTCTGTCTTGGCCAGAAAGCGCTCTGCGATCAAAGCTGGGGCCATATTGGCCAAATGAGCGATTGCCAGGGTGTACTTGAGCACGTCGACTACCTCTTCAACCGCGTTGCCCTTTGCTCCACGTTCTTGGCGCACTACGTGCGGTTTGCGGCGCAGCTCCCGAGCAAGCTCTGTGACCTCCTCGTTCAGCCCATGGAGCAGCTCGTCCATCATCGCAGCCCGCTCTGAATCGGTGAGGAGGTCGCGATCATACCAAAGACCCTGTTGCTTGGCCTGAATCGTGAAGAGATCATCGAGAGTCATCAGGTCAGCTCCTTGTGCCATACGTCCACCACCTTGTCGACGGTCATTCTTGGCTCCCACTGCGCGAAACGACCAGCGAGGCGCAGCGAGGCGTCAGGGCGCCATGTACCCCACGCTACAGGGTGAAGGTGCCCGGGCAGCAGTCGAGGCTTGCTGTGGTCCGTGATCCCCAGCTTCTTCAGGTCCATTGGGAGTTTGCCTGTGAGCGTGTCATTCCATTCCGCCTCCAGCAGCACCTCGCCATCGATGTGGACTGGGCGAACGCGATGAATTGCGCCGAGCCAGGGCGTGTAGGTGTAATCATAGTGCCCAAGCGGCGCTATCTCTGGAGTGAGCGGCGTACGCACCACCTTGAGCCATTCGTGCGGGCAGACAGGACGCTCGGGCAGGTCCAGCTGGAGGAGAGAGCCCAAGAGCCCCAGCGGGATGGTGCTAATGACAGTCCCACTGCCTGCTTCAATCCACTGACGGCTCCCCGCTGGCTCTGCGTCCAGGAGGGGTGCAGCAATGGAAACCAAGGAACCGCTGACCACCCGGGCTGAGGCCTGGAACACGTCGGCGGTGTCCGCAACCTTTCCAAGCAAACGGCTGATATCGACGAGAACCTGCTCACCTCCGACGCCACCGAAGTTCATCACGTCACCGGTGAATCCATCGAGACTGCCCCTAGTCTTGGCATAATGGAGACGCTGGGCCGCCATGATGCTGGTGCCTAGCCCGGCAGGATAGGCTAGGACGCGCCCCTTGTGGGTTAGGACGCCACCCGCCTGCTCTCGCAGGGCATAGGGCAGCCCGTGGGCCTGGAGCAGCCCTCTGACGCCCTCGCTGTTGCGGAGGTACTGGAAGCCACCCTGACCGAATGAGCCGCCAAGATTCCCTGGTTCGATGAGAGCAACCGTCTCAGATGGGCGCCAGGCGGCATAGGCCAAGGCGATGAGGCATCCTGACATCCCTCCGCCGATTATGACGCGGTCATACTTCAAGTCAACTCCCTCGACAGGCGTGGCCAGTGGCCGTCCTGGACGTGCTTAGCTAGGACACGGGCGACCTGACTAATGTGCTTGTCTGTGATGTTATCGATGATCGTAGGCGTCTGCCCGGCGTCTTTCCACTGGATGACCTTGAGGGTCTGAGGCAGGACTGCGCGGAGGGCTGCGGTTGATTCGGTGGGCGTGACCAGCTGGAGCTTGATCCCAGGGCGTCGCTTGTGGGGGTAAACGTAAACGACGGCCAATGGGGTGGCCGTCGCATTGTTCTTGCGGACATACATGGTCAGATGGCGACTCTTGCGGAGCTTGTCCCGGTAGAACAGGCCACCCGCGTGACAGCGGTGCTCGAACTCTCCAGCAAATTCCATAGGAATTGCGCGTGCGAAGGCGGCCATCATGGCCAGAGCCATCCTCCTGGATTCAGCGAACACATAGGGGTCACCCGGTGCGCCCACTCGCCCTCTTGGGATAGCCTCAACCTCAGACTCAGCCGCTAGATGGGCAGGCTGATGCTCCTGCGCCTCCTTGGGGGGTCGGATGGGTCGAGATACAGCTGAAGCATACTCCGTGGCGAGAGGTGGACCCCTGCCAGCGTCGTCATCAGCCATGTAGGTGATGGCTCGCTCGGGGGTGGTCCGAACCGACTCTGCGCGAGTCTGAACCGCCTTGCAGATTCCACGCCAGACACAAGGCGCGTTAGCCTCGGTGCCGTCACCGTCACAGGTCGTGTCTTCAGGCTCATGGTGGCCGACGCAGGAGGGGCTATTGAAGCGGTGGCGGGCGTAGATGGCCCACTTTGGCAGAGCGGAGGGGACACCCCCGTGCTCGACCCAGGTGACGACGCAGGCAACCTTGTTCGTCGCTACGCAGACACGGCCCCAATCGTAGGTCTCCACGAGGATGGACCACCCCTTGTCCCGAAGTCGCACTGTCTTCTGGGACTCTGATGGCCGAGGGTCAAGGCCGAAGGCAACGATGTAGTCGTGGACCAGCTTGGCATCCATCCGAACGCCAATTGCAACCTGGTATAACGTCTCACTGGACATCGCACCCTCGCTCGGCCAGAAGGGTTCGTGCGGCACGCCGGATGGCCGCGGCATCGTTCTCAACCTGACCGTAGGTCAGCCCAAGGTACATCGCGATGTGGCGTTTGGTGACCTTGAAGACCGTCGAAGAGCCAGTCAAGTTTCGCACCATTGCGTACATCCCCCAGTCTGGATTAGCCATCGCTCGGAGGACCTTGCGCTGACGCTTCTTGAGCCGGGACATCAGGATGATGAGGATGGCTCGCACCTCGCTGTCCTCCTGAAGGTAGCCCGTCCATTGCTCCGGGGTGCATCCCTGCTCGCCGGTCGCAGGGATGTTCGTGATGATCGTCATCCCCTCCTCGCCCATCGGAGCGTCGATGCTGATGGGCTTCGACGGCATCTTGGCCCATTCACCCGTCTGGGCATCCTGGGTCCATATTCGGGGCACCCGTTTCTGCGCCATCGCTGCGTCCGCCATGTTCTTGTACTCGTTGTCGAGCACAAAACCGACATACGTGGTGAGGCCACGGGCCCCTGACCTTGACTGATCGTAGGTTAGCCAGCACCTATGTGCGTGTATGCGCCCTTCCTGGAACAGGTCATCGGCTTCGCCGATGCCTCGAGCAGCCCACCTCTTGGCTTTGTCCATAATGAGGGCCACGAAGGCTCGCTCAGCCTCCGCATATGACAGGTTATTGCTCATGAACTGCTCGCCATGTTGTGAAGATTGAACCAATAGGGGGCCACTTCTAGAATCATTTTGGACATTTGCCCAAGATTATTGCACACCCGGTGGTTCGGGTAATAGTGCTCAACGGAGTTGTCCATCATCCCAAAGCCCCAGACCTCAATGCCCGCGCTGATGGCGGCCTGGATGGACGCCTTGAGCTCACGGCGCATCTTCTTCCAGTTCCCTGGGGCAGCCGGCTGGCCGTCGGACAGGACCATCAGGATGTGGCGCTTGGACTTGCGGCTCCGCACCTGCTGCAAAGCCCACTTGACACTGCAAGGGTCGGCATTCTCGTACAGCCTGACGTTGGCTGCGACGCGAGGTCTCACCCGGTCCCAGCTCTCATCCCAATCGCACCAGTTGTAATGTTCGATTGCGGCGCGCCTGCCCCAGCTGCCCGGCTGATCTCGTGGGCCAGGGTGAGACCTCGTCACGTCTCCAGATGCGGTGAAGCCCCACGCTGCCATTTGGATGCTATTTGGCGTGGAACGGTTGATTGTGTCAAGGCAGTCGCCCAAGAGGAGGATGCCCTGCTGCATCAGCCTGAATTTGGAACCGGCCATCGAGCCCGAACAGTCACCGAGAAGCCCAATGGCCACGTCGTGCACCTCGCCGGGATTGGCCCTTATCCTGACGTTATCCGGCACCGCAGAGCCAGGCGAGCGCACGTTGCACCGCCACATGGCCCGTCGGTCCAGGCGGCCAGTCCGGCACGCATAGGCGTTGATAGACTGGCTCCGGATGGCAAGAAGCTGACGCAGGCGGGATGCGAGGGTGGCCGCTTCTGCCGAGACGCCTTCAGACAGCGTCCTGGCTGCGGCGACCACCGCGGGTGTGATCTTCGGGGTGCTGATGGAGTCACGCTTTGACGCCTCGGGACTGACGCTGTAGTCGGTGGCGCCATCGGCCCTGGCCGTGTTCGTCGGAGCTACACCGGCTTGCTTGACGATAGCCTCGTCAGTAGCTTCATGAATGGGTGACTCGACGGTCTTGAGGTTGGGCACCTCACGGCTCAGAGCCTTGAGTGCCTCAAGGGCGCCTACTGCGGTCATTTTGGGGCTCTCGGTGGGTCCACGCTTGGCCTCGGTCCAACCTCCGCCACCCTCCAAGGGCGTCTCCGTGCCTTCATCCGTGGCGATATCCTCATCCTGAGGCCCATCGATAATTGGGCTGACACCCTCTGTCCCATCGATAATTGGGCTGACCTCTGTCCCATCGATAATTGGGCTGACACCCTCTGAGGGCGACCGTTTGCGGACCATGGCATCCAACTCTTCTGGGTCGATACTGGCTCCTGCAGCCAAGAGGGCATCGGCGTAGCAGAGCCCCAGGTTCCAGGCGTCCCAGACGCTCACGAGGTGGGAAGGGTCCAGGTGCGTATGAAACGGGCTCAAGGCGGTGAGGGCATCGAGAGCCGACTGATGCAGGAAGTCATAGTTGAGGTCCCAGGCCATGAAGATGATGCCGATACCGACCTGGTACACCGGCTCAGCACCTAGTGGGTTGGCTGTGAGCTTCGCGGTCCAAGCTGCGTGAGCGTGGTCCCGGCCAGCCTTGAGGTGCTGTGCGACGCCCTTGAAGCGTGCGCTCGCCATCCTCTCAATCCGAACGTCCTCAACCACGTTGAACATCAAGGCGATGACGGGGCTGTTGGCGTCGTTGAGCAAGCCCACCGGGGTGTTCGCTTTGGAACAGCGAGTGCGCTTGCCGATGACGAGGCGTCGAACCTCAGGCGTGACGATAGCCTCGCACCGGGCATAAATCGCCTTGTTCACTGCAACATTGGCCTTATCAGCGGCCTTCTGTTCGCACTCGACCTGGACACGAACGTGCTCTGCCTCGTGGTTGACCTTGGCCCAGACCAGGTCCATGTCATCGTCGGACAGCTCTGCCACATTCGTCGGCAGGACGATAGTGCCCAGCATATCTGTTTTACAGGTCTTGGGTTGGAAGACAATGCGAAGGTCGTGCCGGTCGCTGAAGGTCTGAGCGATACGCTCCAGACGACCTCCAATGAGGGGCAATCGCGTCTCGATACGCTCCTTGCCGGTGAGTGGGGCAGGATGGCGTGGTCTGAACATCATTACTCCGGGTAGCAGGATAGCCCTGCGGCGTAAGTCTTACCTGATATGTTGCAAGGAGGCTAGAAAATAATATGGGCTCCACCATGGAAGATGGTTGGCTCCACCTCTTTTGTCAGACTCCGACCACCTGGCGGATGATGTCAGCGACCAGCTTCTGGTCCGGGTCGCCCACGGCGATACCCTCGATGATAGCCAGCTTCGCCGCCAACGAGAGGCTGCCGATACGCTTGCCCAGGCGCGCCCACACCAGAGACTTGCGAGGGCTCAGAGACACACGGCAGCGCGCCTTTGCCTTGGCGCCGTTGATCAGCTCTGCGGCTGCGACGATGGCTTTGGCATCGGAGAGGCTACACCCCGTTTTGCCAACCAGGATGTTGGTCCAGGTCTTGGTGTCGGGGTAGCTGTACCGCATCTTCACGCCAAAGCGGTCCAGGAAAGCGGCATTCAGGCAGTAGGTGCCTGCGTAGTCGCCTGTGGCATCTCCAGTTCCGACCGTGTTGGCGGTGGCTATGATTCGGAAGGCAGGGTGCGCCTTGACGACGGCGCCGTTGGGAAGGCGCAGCGTAGCGTGAGGGCGCCCATCGGCAATGGCCTTCTGCGGGTTGTGATGCCGCTCGCAGACGCGCTGAAGTACAGAGTGGACCTGCGGAGGGGCGTTGTCTAGCTCATCGATGAGGAGGATATGGCCGCGCTCCATCGCTATGACGACATCCCCTGCGTCCCACGATGTGATGACGTTGCCGGCTTCAGTCTCGATCATCTCAACGTCGCCGATCAGGTCAGAAGGCCGCATGTCCCCAAAGAACTGGATGCGCGTGACCGGCTGGTTGGTCATCGAGCTGATGATATCGACGAGGGAGGTCTTGCCCGCCCCAGTAGGCCCAGTGATGAGGACATTTTCCATCAGGTCGATGCCAAGGGCCACGTAGCCAAGGCATGTCTCCACGTCACCGGTGATTTCAAACCGCTCATCATAGTCAGCGACCTCGGCTTGATCGGACTCATCCCAGCCCTCCCAGATGGCCACCCGAGCCTTGCCGGACCCTACAGGCAGCTCCAACCAGCCTTTTACCCTGGGACCGATGGGGATAACCTCTGCCGCTGAGGCGAGAGACGCGACAGACGCCGTGACAGACGTCTCCTCCACCGTCGCCACAATCGGCTGGGAGGACTCGCCGCGCTGCCTACGGGTGCCCCTCTGGGCCTCGCTGATCCGTGCCGCGTTATAGGTCGATTGTGTTGGGGCGCCTGGGTATTTCTTTGCGTAGGTCTCTGTGTAGTTCGGCCCCATCTCCTTGTGCGCGGTCGAGAGGTGAACTGCCAGGGAATGCAGCTTGCGCCCGCATTCACAGCAGACAGTCTTGTCTGCCTTATCGATGGTGGCGCCGTGCGCCTTGGCTATCGCCACGCGCTGCAGGACGTCGAGCCCATCGAGATTGATCTGTGCCTTGGCCATATGGGTACTCCGCAAATCGGTCGCTGGGGGGTGAAGGATGGCGACCTGTGCTGAAGCCTAATGCGCAATGCTGTGAGGAGCTAGAAGTATTTTTGGACAGGCGCAGAAGATGTGGTCTATCCCCAGGGATTCTGGAGGGTGTTGGCCGCGGCAGAGAGGCCATCGAGCGGGCCTGTGATGGTGAGCGCATCTGCGATGAGACGACGGGCTGCCTTACGATTGTGGACCAGGTCTGGGTCGACCCCATACGGCAACTTCACCACCTTCAAGCACCGAAACAGGTGAGCGATGTGGGAGCACTTGACGACAACGTCCTGGTACGCTTCGCCGTCAGGCACCACGACCACCTCTGGTGGGTTTAAGGCAACCAGAAGCTCTATCTGCGGCTCACGGAGGTGTGCCCCGAAGTAGGGGCACGACTGAAAGCCCCAGCCGTCCCATCGGATGGCATCAAAGATACCCTCCATCACAAATACAGGGACACTTGAGTCCAGTCTGTCAAAACCGCCTAGGAAATTGGCTTGCAGGGTGCCGGGGTTGAGATACTTGAAGAATGAGCGGCCAGTCATGTCTCGGGCCACGAAGCTGGTCATGCCCTTACAGACTACGGGGATGACTACCCGCTCGCTGTACTTACCGCTCATGCAGTAGCCCATACCCCAGCGTCTAACCATCTTTTGATCGATGTTCCTGCCCTTCAGATAGGGCGGGATGCGGTAGGTGTTCTTGACCTTATCATAGCACGGCCGAAACCCAGTTGGGAGTGGCACGCTGAGGTCGACCACCTCGGTCGCTCCCAGCGTGCCGTCGAGGAGCGCTTGGAACATCGCTGCCAGCTCCGTCATCGGCCTGGCTTTGATGATTCCGCTGGCGAAACGCCCAACAATGGACACGGCCTCACCGTAGCCGCAGCCCTCCATCGCCATGATCAGGGCGGTGATGTTCCCCCTCGCCTTGCAGTGGGCAGAGTAACAGTTGAACTTGAGTTTCTTGACATTCACATACATCTTGTCCGACCTGCCGCAGAAGAGGCACGCCCGGAGCACTAGCTCATCCCCATCCCGGTGCTTCTGGCGCCGCAGGATACTCAGGTTGTCTGTGAGGTAGTCTTCAACTGCACTCATCCCAGCTTACTCGTCATCGTCATCGTCATCGTCATCCTCTGGAGCGTGCTCAAAATGGGAGCGGGACAGGTCCACCTTGAGCGGGATGATGATCTTGCCCGTGCCGCCACGGTTCTTGGCCAAGAACCACCGCATTTTGTCATCAGTGGCCTCGCGTCGCGTCTGGTTGAGGGTGATCACCCGACTAGCGATTCTGGCCTTGTCGTATGCCTCAGAAAGGTGCTCAGATGTGGCTATGCGGTTGAGGGCCTCCTTGCTCAGCTGGACCGTCGCCCCGATGGGTATCCTACGCTCATCGGCGATGGATTTGATCTCCCAGAAGGCGTTAGCTGCCTCCAGGCGCTTCTCCTTGTGGCTCTCGCTGGGTTTTAGGTGGTCGGCGCAGTCAATCCAGAGCATCTCACAGGGTCGCCCCTCCACGGCCATGTCGTCAAGCGCCTGCTCCAGGGTGACGATAGTGGCTGTCCGTGGGGACATATGGACCACTTTGAGCTTCTGGGCCAGCTTCATCTTCACCCTCGCTAGCTTCGACGCTAGCCGGTCAAGTTCTCCCTTGGTCAAGTCATAGATGGCTACGCGATCTGATGCCGCACCCATAAACTTGGCGTCCAACCTGTCAAACATCATGTCCAGCCCGTTCTCCGTGTCCACGAGCAGGGTGTTGCGTCCTCGAATAGCGGAGGCATAGGAGCCGTTGATGGCGGCGTGGCTCTTGCCGACGCCTGTGAGACCACAGAACAACGCCAGGTCGCCTGGGATTAACCCGCCGCCAAGGAGGGCATCGAGCCTGCTGAGGCCGGTGGTCACCCTGTAGTAACTGGATGGGTCCTCCCTGCGAGCCTTGCGCGCCGCCATTCTGGCGTCGATACCCTCAATCCAGTCGGCTGACTCATAGGTGCCCGTGGGCCGGTGCCTAGCCGCTACGTGGAGTGCCTCCGTGGCTCCATCGACGTCACCGCGCTCCATCTTCTTGATGGCTGATTCGATGCCGCCAGATAGCGCGGAGTAACTGGCAAACTTGCGGAGCTGCTCCAGCGACGCCCTGGCGTGGGTCACCTTCCTGGTGAGGAGGTCACGGGCTGCCTTGAGGTGGTTCTTGGCCTTCTCTGGGTCGCCGCTGAACTCTGCTCTGATTTGAACTGCGATGAGCTTGGCGCTGTAGGACTCCCCAGCAGGGAGTCGCACTACTTGCTTCCAGGTCCACTCCAGTTCCAGGCCTGTGAAATGGTCGGGCTGGACGATGCGGGCGGCCTGTATCCGATAGTTTGGGTCAGCCATGGCCTTTGCGATGATATCGCGCTGAAAGTCTGCCTCAAATGCCATCAGCTGACTCCCTTCTTGCGCTTGCGGAAGTCACCTGGTTCATAGAGCAGTCGCTTGTTGCGGTCTGCCAGGATGGAATCGATTGAACTGCCGTAGACCTCCCTGAAGCCCTTGAGCGACAGGTTGGATACTGCGATTGTTGGCTTCATTGCGCCCCTACGAGCACGCAGGAGGCTATCCACCTCTGCTAGCTTACTCGCCTCTGCCGCCCTGAACTCCTTGCCCATTTCGTCGAGCACCAGAAAGTCAGCTTGGATCAGCTCATTCAGCCATTCCTTCAACTCAGTGTCGCGCCACGTAGCAGGAATGGTCGTGAGGTAGTCGTGAGCAGTGAGATAGGCTGCGCGATACCCTGCGCGGAGGGCTGCGGATAGAATGACGCAGGCCATCCCTGTCTTGCCTGCTCCGTTCTCGCCAGTCATGGTGAACCCTCGCCCCTCGGAGCGAGCTGACGGGAGGTCGGCGCAATAGGCGTACACCCTCTCAAGGTTGTCCAAATTGTAGGTCCACTCCAAGTCCTCGACCTTCCAGAACTCAGGTGGGATATTGCCCGCCACGAGGCCCATCTTGTAGGATGCCCGCTTGCGGCACTCGCACGGCAGCTGCTTGGTGTGGAAGTCGTCGATATCCTCGTGGATCCAACCTGTGGCATGACAAACGACACATTTGCCGATGATTTTGCGGTGCTGGTAGTCGATGAGCGCATCAAAGTCAGGCAGGTGCAGCAAGGTGGTCTCCCGTCAGCGCGGTTACAGCTCCTGCCCACCGCGAAGGCACCGGCATATCCGGGTCCACAGCGAGGGCTTGCGCCAGCTCATCCACATAGCGTAGCTGCGAGGAGTCCATGTCAGTTACGTCCACGCCTAGCTCCATTAGCCGACGCTTGATGGCCTTGGATGGCCGGTAGTCAGAACCAGCGTGCGCCTTGCGCGCAGTCGTTGCCTTGACCATCGGCCCGGCTGAACTACGGTTAAGCCAATTTCCCTGGGCGTATGGCCCAGCAAGGTGAGAGGGCATCGGGATAGCTACCGCACTGATCGGCTTGTACAGGGCGTGGGCATAATCGGCGTATTCCTTGAACTCAGCTTTGTGTGTTCGGAGCCAGACAAGTAGTGACTCCCACTTGCGCTCGTCACTCGGTGTCGGAGTCCACCGCCTGAATCCCTGATCCTCTCTCCAGAGCTGGTACGACTCCGCTATGATTGCGACTGCGCCCTTGAGGGTTGGGACCGGTCCATCTGCCAGCTTGCCCTTGGCATCCACGTCAGGAGGGGATGACCGATAGACGTTGCCGCCCCTCACCAGTTCGACCTGCTCAACTAGCTCCAGTTCCATCAGTATGTCCACAGCTCCGCGCCAGTCGATGTCGGTGTGGCCGAACACCTTGTCCAGATGGGGCTGCCCGCCTCCTTGCGGGAGGACGTGCGCAAGGTAGGTCCAGAGGACCATCGCCTCACTGGTCAGGTCACTCGTCAAGACTGCTTTCAACTGGGCCTTTGGCAGGCGCTTCACGCGATCACCTGGATGTCGAAGGCTCCCTGCTCCCGGTACAGCCGGATGCGAGTCAGCGAGTGGCGGGCCAAGTAGTCGTTGTGTAGATCCATAAAGTCCACAAGAACGGCTGACTGGTCCTCGATAGGAACGCCAGGGATGGGGGTGAGCTGGCGGTTGCGCTGAAGGCACGCCTTGCGGCTGGCCCCTCCCTCTGCGTTGACCACCGCTTGGATGGCCGGGATGTCCACGCCCTCGCCAAATACCGTGCCGATGATCACGGTGGACTCGCCTGCCACGAAGCGTGCGATGGCCAGCTCTCGCTGCTTGGTCGAGGTCGCCCCTACAACCTTCTCAACGGCCAGGCCGGCTTCAGCCATTAGCTCCTGGAGGATGCGGACGTGCTCCAGCTCCTGGACCACGACTAGGGTGCGCAGCCCCTCGCTGACGAGTCGCCGAACCTCGGCCACGAGGCGATGGTTGCGCCAGCGGTGCTTGATGAGCCCGTTGGTGCGCGCTTCGACCCATACGCCCTCAACTCTGGGCGTCTTGGGAACCTTGATCAGCTGAACCGACGGGCGCACGAGGTAGCCCATCCTGATGAGCCGGTTGACGTCGAGGTCATACACGATGGGTCCGGTGGTCGCCCTGACCCATATTGAGCCCGTTGGGAACCCTCCTGACTCGGCTTCAGTCCAGATGGTAGCGCTCAGGCCGACCTTACCCCAGGCGTCAAGGGCTGCTAGGACATCCCGCCATCGCTCGCCTTCAAGGTGGTGGACTTCGTCAAAAAACACCAGGTCATAGCCGATAAACAGCGCCTGCGTGCGAGCCAGTTTGATCCGCTCACGCTCGATGCGAGGGGCGTCAGCCTCAATCTTGACCTTGGCGTCGACCTTCCACACGCCATTATCGTGGATCTTGGTCCACTTAGCCGGCTTGTAGAGGCAGGATGCCAGGGAGCGTTTGGCCTTGGCGATTAGCTTGTCCAGCTCCTCTTCATCGGCCAGGGGCGGGATGGAGGTGACCGCTTGGCGGCAGCGACGTTTGGCCCGTCTGATACGGGGCTGGAGCGGTTCCATGTTCCGGGCCAGTGTTTGGACGCTCGCCACGGTGATGTCCTGCTCCTCCCATTTGCCGTCACCTATGCGCCCGATAGGGACACGGAGGGTGGCCGCGAACACCTTGCGGGTCTGATTGAGCAGGAGGTCGGAGGTGACCAGGAACAGGGTGCGTAGCTTGACCCGGTCGATGGCTCCTGCGGCGATGACCGTCTTGCCTCCCCGAGTAGCCAGTCGCACCAGGCATTTGGCCGTCGCCATCCCACGGTCGGTGAAGATAGCGTCGACGGCTTCACCCTGGTACGGTCGCAGCGTCCAATCTGGGTTCCAGTCGGTGACGATAGGCGGGTGCAGTTCACGGCGTTGATCGTGCCATTTGATCTTCTCATTGCGTTCCTTGGCGAGCGCCACGAGGTCGACGTGGAGCCCAATAGGCACCCGGTAGCCACCCCCCTTCCCACGAGGGATGGCCTTGACCAAGCGTTCACGACCGTCCCACCGGCGCTTCTTGAAAGCAGGAACGTGCTCGTGGCCCTCCACGAGGTAGGAGGTGCGGCGCGATAGCTCCCTGATAAAGCCCATTGTGGCCCCGCGCACCACCATCGTCCTGTTGTCGGCGTAGACATCCACGGGCAGAGTCCCTCCTGTGGCACTCTACAGCGTCAACCTCTGACCGCCCTCTGACCTACATGATTGGGCTACATGGTTGGCCCTACATGATTGGGGCCGCATGCTTTATGCTGTTTGGCTGTGCTTAATGCATGGCTACATGATTGGCTCGTACA